GCCGAGCATGGAACGGCAGTGGTCGGCTGTCTTTTCGTATGCGTTGATTTGTCCCCTCACGACACCGTATGCGGCCATATCATGCTGCATCAGAAGAGCGCTCGCCAGTCTCAGGCCTTCCGCTGCTAACTGTTCGCACCAGTCGATGATCTCGTTGAGCGTCTTGTCTTTCTCGGTGACGTTCACTGCCATTTAGAACACGTCCCATTCGTTGTCGGTCTGGTTGAGCGAGTCGGTCGGGCCGAACGTGTTGGTTCCCGTCCACTGGTTGCCGGTCTGCTGGTCTTGCTGAGGCTGCTGGTTCTTGGCTTTGAGCATGGCGAGGCTGATGGTCGCGTGTTCGATGATGAAGTCGGTGCGCGGCTGTCCTTGGTTGTCGGTGCCGGTCTTCCATTTCAGGACACCCTCGACCCTTACCGGTGTGCCCTTGCGCAGCATGCGTTCGTAGGTTTCCGCAAGTCTCAGGTCATACTCGAATATGGTCGCCCACATGGTGTCGTGGTTAACCCACTGTTTTGTGGTCTTGTCCATGTGTCCGCCTGTGGCGGCGACTCGGATAAGCATGTAGGGGGTGCCGTTGCGGGTCTGTTTGCGTTCGGGGTCTGCCGCCAAGCGTGCGAGCGGTAGCGTGATTCTTGGGTCATTCATCGTCGATCGTTGCTCCTACGGGTAGTGGTGTGATGTCGGGGTTGAAGTAGTAGCGGTTGCCTACCTTGATGTATGGCAGTCGTTTCTCACGGCAGTATCTGCGGACGGTCTGGATGTTGAGGTGCCAGCGTTCTGCGTACTGCTCCGTCGTTGCGGTGTAGTCTTTAGCGTACATGATTTAAATATACATCAGATTATTCTTGATTGCAAGTAGCATGTGCTAGCTATATAATATATATATATGCGCACTGGAGCCGTGCGCACCAAGATCAAATAAGATAGTAATAGGAATAAAGTAAGCGCCTCCCCGAGAGAAATGAAGAGAGGCGCTAACAGAAAGGCGGAAACGTGTCCGATACGAGTATAGCACAGAACTCTGGTTTTTCGATGTTGCCGAATTGGGCGGTGGATGATGACCGGTTGGGCGGCTACGACCTGCTGGTGTATATGGCGCTGATACGTCACGCCGACAACACCGGCGTATGTTGGCCAAGCCTGGAGCGGCTGGCGAAGATCGCGCGTTGCTCACAGCCCACGGTATCCAAGAGCCTCAACGTGCTGGAACAACTTGGATATATCCGACGGGTCAAGTCCGATGGCAGGGCCAACCGGTATCACGTCTCGCTGTGGAAGCCCACCCCAAAACAGGGTTATGACCATGCACCGACCCCAAAACCTGCTTTTGACCCCTCAAAACCTGCTTTTGACCCACCCCAAAACGAGGTTTTGACGAACAATACCCAAGAGAACAAAACCCAAGAACAATACTCGCGCGACAAAGAAAAAATCACAGTCACCTGCCATTCGGTGGATACCCTCAAGGCTCTTATGGAACTGTGGCCAAAGAAGTGCAGGGTCTCTAACGAATTCCTCATGTATTTCAATACGGCTTACGACGAGGTTGGTGCCGATGCGCTTATGAGGGCGGCGAAGCGTTTCGTGGAATCGTGCGAGGGTACGCCATTGCAGTACGTGCGGACTCTGCCCGTGTGGCTGGCCAACTCGGTTAATTGGAGATCGCAGAAGCAGGAGCAGCGGAGCGAAGCGAAGCTGTCGAATTGGATGGCCCGGAGGCTTCCCGATTCCATGTCCGCCGACGTGGCGACCGTTCTGCGTGCGAGGCGTGCGTATTGGGGTGCCACCGGTGGTGTGGAGGCTTTGGAAAGGGAATTCTTCCCAGACGAAGTTAAGAATGTGGGCAATTTGCAACAAGAACCAACAGTGTGATATAATATCTATATCACACATTGCATGGAAAGGATGCATATGAAGATCTACACAAACCGATACCACGACTTCACCCCGTCACAAGGCATACCGGTACGCATAACGTACGGTTCGCCACGATGGCGACTCCCATACACAATCGCAGCATCGGCGAAAACAGTGACGCCGGGCCGATGGTTCATGGACGGAACCGACGAAGAATTCACCGAACGGTATCGTGCCATGCTGGACTCACACGGGGTCGCCCGCATCAGAACGGAACTTGAAACGATATCGCAACTCAACGGCGGTAAAGACATCGTGCTTCTATGCTTCGATGACGTAAGAAAAGGCTTGTGCCACCGAACGATTTTCGCCCAATGGTGGCAGGAAAAGACCGGTGAAGAAGTCAAGGAATTACAAAAAGGTTTGGAGGCCGCCCAAAATGTGCTATTCTAATGACCGTTGCTATTCCGCCCCTAGCTCACCGGACAGAGCGCCCAATCTCGAATTGGGAGGCACCAAGTTCGACTCTTGGGGGGCGGTCTGATGGCAGGTTTCAACTCACCGTCCATATTGTTCCTCAACACTTGGGATAAGCCCGAACGTGATTGGAATGGGAATCTGTTTAGGCAGGCACCCGCGTCAGGGTATACGCGATACGTCGAACTGTACGCCGGAGCCTTCGCAAACTGCATGGTCGCCGTGGAGAACGGCTGGAAACCGGAGCAAATCGAGGCGTGCGACGTGTGGGCGTACACCGCAGCGCTCGGATATGCATATAGCGGGACGCCTCTCACCGAAATGCGGGCAACCGTTGACGGTTCTCCAGTGCCACTCTCCGGGAACGCAGCGGATGACGCGGCTACCGTAATCATGGCGCAATATCGTATGCGTCTCAGCAAGCACGACGATATCGATTACTACCGTGAACTTCTGGCTGATCTTGACATCAACGATTCGGAACACGTCGGCCAGCTACGGGAGCGAATCGCAGCGAATATGGTCAAGTTGGGGGGGCTGAGATACGAGCCCACCGACCCGATGAAGTATGCGGAACGCATTATGGACGACCCGCACACCATCGTGTTCGCCAATCCTCCTACGTATCCAGGAGCTTATGAAAAGTTCTTCGAGACCGGGGGGAGGTTCCAATGGGCGGAACCTGAATACAACGTGTTCAATGCTCCCGTTGATATTCCCAAGCTCTGCAAGCTGTTCGATGGGCGTAAGGCGTTGCTGATCTGCCAGCAGCAGCAAACGCCTGGAAACGCCGCAACTGATAGCCCGGTCTACGCTAGGCGTCTGGGTTTGGACAGTGTGATTTACATGAATTCCAACCGTCCGAACGAGGTCAAACGTCTTGTCGGCGGGAACATGGTGACTGTGGCGTCGTCGAAATCGGCGGAGATACCGATACCGATATTGCCCAGAGATCATCAGATTACCGAACGTTCCGAAATCAAGGTCGTACCGTTACGCGATAGCGCGGCCCAAGACTCGTATCTGCAAGTGATGCGGCATAGGATATCGGGAAACGTGAGCCCGATGTGTGTTCTCGTACTAATCGACGGTTACGTTGCCGGGATCATCGGATATGGTTTGCCAAATCCCATGTACACGATTCGCTACGCGGTATTGCGTCAAGCATTCGGGGTATCCCACGAACGGTATCGGCTTACGAAGCTGGTCACGATGATAGCGTTACGTCGTTCCACGTTCCAGCTCTGCGCTACGCCCAAGACACAGATACTCGTCGATGCGTGCGATGGGCTGGCAACCGTTGAGTACACGCGATACCCCGAAGCCAAGGGACTTCGCGGCCTGATGAAACTGGACAGACGCGACCGTAAAAACGGACAGTACCAATTGCAGTATAAGAGCGATTGGCACGAAGAGATCGGCTTAAGGAACATTCTCGGACAGTTCCTAGCCAAAGAGAACAGGAGGAAATAATGGCCGATGTCGACACGTCGCAAGAAATGACCATAGCCGACGGTTTGGTAATCAAGTGGGTTGACGTGGTAAACCTCAAGGAACAAGACCTGAACGCGCAGGTCATGGAACCACGTAAGTTCGACGCGCTGACCCAGAACATCAAGCTACGAGGGATGCTGGAGTCATTGCCGTACTGTTCGCAACCGAACGGAGAAGGGCCGATAAGTATTGTTTCCGGCCATCATCGTACAAGAGCCGCCGCCCGCGCCGGTATCCAACGTATCCCGGTTATCGTGGACACGAAGCCTATGACACGTTCCACCATAACGGCGAAGCAGATAGCCGCCAACGAACTCACCGGCCACGCCGACGAGAAACTACTGGCGCAGCTGGTCACTCAGATGGACAACGTAGACGACTTGTTGCTCAGCGGACTCGATCAGGACAGCCTACCGCACGTCGAACCGCAGCAAATCAACCTGAACGGTTTGAATGTGAAGTACGAGTACAAGAACGTGGAGTTTTTGTTTCTGACCCGCGAATACGAAGAACTTGAACAGTTCGTGGATGATTGCAACTCGGACATGCTCGGGTTGGTGCCTATGGAATTGTACGACGAGTTCGTGCATCAGGTGACATCGTTCGCTTCACGTAACGGAATCAAGAATATGGCTGCTGCGGTATCCAAGATCATCGAGATAGCGAGGAAAGACGCCGAGGAAGAGTGATTACAGGCCGGGCGAGTCCCGGCCTTTTTTTGTTTGCATCACAAGACACAATGTGATATAATGAATATATCAAGCGATAAGGCTTGAGATACATCCAAGGAGGAAACAATGGAAACAGTTAGAAATATCACCGTCGAACAGGCCCGCGACATGATTAACAGCATCGACAACCGTCTGATTCCCGAATGCCGCGACTTCGACACATACACCGAGACTGACAAGATATGGCGTATCGGAGATTACGGGTACGTTGCCGCCGACGTGTACGAGCAAGCGTTCCGGGAGTATGAGGAACGTAACGGGGAGGCCGAGTGGGCGCGCACCATGTACGTGCTTGACGGCAACCAGCCGACGAACCGCCTCGTATACTTCGTGAAGGCGTACAATCTCGGAGGGATGCCAATGCTGGACGGGCTTTTGGATGCCCAGTTTAATGACGGGTACGCGGATAATGTGTATCTGACGAACGGCGAGGCATGGCCAATCTGACTTAATGCATGTCCTAGCGTCCTAGCGTCCTAATTGGCGTTATCTCGCCAGTTAGGGCGTCCTAGGCAGTCCTACTAGGGCGCTGGTCATGTCTATGAGTATCGCTGATTGCCTAATCACACAACATGTGATATACTTTATATATCATCACACTATCAGAAAGGAACATTAAGATGGCAACCAACAATCTCAGCAACAAGTTCATGCAAGTCCTCAACGAAGTCCCAAACTTCGTCACCGACGAAACCGCACAGGCAGGCAACCGGACTTACAAGTATCTCAACCTCGCCACGATACTCAAAACCATCAAACCCGTTTTCGAGAAGTACGGTCTGGCATTCAGCCAGCGCGTCACGTTCGACAACACGGGAGAAACGCGACAGGCCATCGGAACAGTGGAAACCATCATTTTCGATGATACAGACCAGATGGTGGCCTGCTCCTACCCGTTCTTCGTGACCGGCGACCCCCAGCAGGTCGGTAGCGCAATCACCTACGCACGCCGCTATAGTCTCTACGCGGTGTTGGGCATCTTCCCCGATAAGGACGACGACGGCGCGTATGCAAAACAGCGTTACGAGACCGCAGACCGTGCGATCAGCGCAGAGCAGTACGCCGATCTGGTCAAGGCGATGGACTCCCACAACATCCCATCGGAGGCGCGCGGCGAGTTTATCAACGGGACTCTGAACCGTCAGGTCAGGGGATGGAAAGGACTCACGCAAACCGACCTGAACAGTCTGATGAACGCCGTCAACCGAATGTAAGTGGCCTTTCGTGTTGGCGCACTTTTGGGATTTTGCTTAAAACAAACCGATTTATAAGCCCTCTTGTTCTAATAAGGGAGCTGGAATGGAGTATCTGAAATGTTTGACAACGAACTTGCCTTCAACAAGCTGCTTGACTCGCTCGGCGCGGAAACGCTGCTGGATAATCTCGTTCAGGCGTTGACGGCCGATGAGCAGCGTGAGAACTTCGATTATATTGCGCGTTGCTTTGACATTGATCTTTCCGACTGCGAAAGCGAGGCGTGAAAGGGGAACGTAAGTAGTCCCCCTCTTATATTCCGGGCTTTCGGGCGTGAGCCTATCAATCACGCCCATCAATCACCGTTGATTATCCACGTCCTACTAGGGTGCTGGGACATGCCCCCTGCGTGTCGCTGATTGCCTAATCCCACAACATGTGATATATTATATATATCAGGCATTGGGCTTGATATATGACCTAAGGAGTTGAACACAAACCATTATTAGTAATCACATTCCATATTCAGCATGAAAGACTTGTGGGCGGGACTCGTCACCCGCCCACACCCAACCGAAAGGACAACATCAATGAAGATCATCAATGTATCGCAAGCCCACGAAACCGAGGCATGGCTCGACGAACGAGTGGGCCGTATCACCGGCACCAAAAGCGGCGGACTCGCTTTGGAACACTACGCTCAGACCGACGTAGAAAAACTTAAAGAGTACCGAGACAAGGCGTTGGAACAAGCGAAGAAGGCGAAGACGCCAGACAAAGCCAACGAGTATTACACGAAGGCCCAGAACTACGATGAGAAGATCGTGGACGCCGAAGCCGAGAACAAGCGGCTTAAGGTCGGTGCGGACTTCTGGAAGTTCCTCGCGGAACTGTGGGCCGAACCAGCGGACGGTGAACCGCCGATGGAACGCGGCCACCGTCTCGAACCCGAGAATATCCAGATCACACTCAAAACGCTTGGCTTCAACCCCGTCGATTGCGTCCCTGATTGCGGTATCTGGGAGAGTGACGACGACGACCGTATCGCGTGCAGTCCAGACGCCTACGAGAACACTGAGAAGCCGACGTGGGCCATCGAATGCAAGTCGCTCGGCTCAGCCTACCATTTGCAGACGGTAGTGCCGTGGATGATGCACACGGACGCCATGCGATCTCATATCGCCAACCTCAAACCTGAACTGGTCGAAGTCATTGAACAGGTGTTGCCCGAATACACTCTGGACTCCAAGGCGGCCGGCTTCGACTTCATCCCCGACCAGTACAAAGCTCAGGTGCTCCAGTACTTCGTGGTGTGCGATTCGCTGGAAGTCCTGTATTTCTCGATGTTCGACCCGCGCGTGGTCGGAGAGGCAAGCCATCAGGTCATCCCCGTGTACCGTAAGGACATTACCGCAGAGATCGAGGAACATAAGCGTCGCCAGTTGGCCACGCTCCATATCTCCGATGTGCTGGCCGACGCTCTGGGGGTGACGTTCTGATGAAGACCGCAACGATCTTGGAAAGCCATGACATGTTCGCACTATTCGACGGATGCCCCACATGCAATCGGAAGGACGCCGGTTATCTTAGCACGTGCCACGTGTACGCCCAACAGATGGGGCGTAGGCTCCGTATCGTATCGTCGGGCAGCCCCACCGCCCGGGCGATACGCACAATCGCCAAAGACCAAGGCGTAACCGTGCGCTATCCGATGATCTTGCTGGACGGATTGATTTACTTCGAACCGCAAGACATCAGCCTTGACGATTACCTAGCGGACGACGACGAACCCGAAGAAGAGGAGGAACCCAATGAAGAATAGCATTTTAACCAGCGATGTGCTGGAACTGTTCGACCGTAACCATATCACCGCGAACACTCTGCGTAAGTTCGTGGTGGAGAGCGTTGCCGACTTTCTCGGAGACGACAAGCATGACAAGGTGTGCGGCAAACTGTTTGACCGTTGGTATCAGCACGTTCGCCGCTCCATCTGGGTCGGTGCCGCTCAATACGTCTTGCAACAGCACGGGTTCGACCACGACGAAGCCACCAACGAGGCGAAACAACTCTACGAAAGCCTGTACGCGGATTACGACAAGCGGTATCACTGCTGGCGTCGCCACGAGGAAAGGAAGCCCAATGAAGAATGATGGCAATTGGTGGACTGCCGTGCTTTCGGCTGGAATCACGGCGGGATACGTAACCACTGTCGTACAGCTCTCGCCCGGCCCCGGCTATAGGTTCTCCGCGCTCCGCCGCAAGCTGACCGTAAAGACCGAGAACCTGTCCAACTCGCTCCCCACGTGGACCAAGGATTACGTGGACAGTCTCGGAGAACTCGCCTATTGCGGCTGGTGTCTTAGCCCGTGGGTGTCGCTTCCGGTGTGGGCGATGGCAGCCAAGATCAACCAGGTCCGGTTCGGAGTCAAGTGGGTGGTCGGGTGGATTGTGGCCGCTGGCATGGCCGCGTTCCTCCGCCACTCGGCTGAAACGGCGGTGGCGTGATGTTCAGCAAACAACAGGTTCATGTGCTGTTGATTCTTTGGGTGGCTAAGCGACCGCTTACCCATGAGGAAATCGAACGGATGGCGGTTTTAGCGAAGTATGACGATACTCCGCAGGGATTGAGGACGCGCATGATCGAGCTTGAGCGTTCCGGTCATGTGTACCGTGTCGATCGGGATGGCGTGAACAGTCGGCACCGTCATTGCTGGCGGTTCGCCCTGACCGACGACGGGCGAGAAGCCATTAGTGAGCTGTTTGGCGAAACAGAAACAATGTGATAGAATCTATATATCACACATCGTATGGAGGTGAAACATGCGCAAGCAAGACAAAATCAAGACAGTAATCAACGGCCAAGAAGTCACCGTGGAACAGGACAGCCAGACCGGCCAGTTCTTCACACGACAGAACATCGGCAACATCCCAGTTGACTATACGACCATCAGCGACCGCGTAAACATCGGCCAGTGCATCAAATACTGGCGTCTACGACACGGGTATTCACAGGCTGAACTAGCCGAACGAATCGGCGTCGCCAGCCCAAACGTAATAGCCATGTGGGAAACCGGACGCCGCAAACCACAAAAGCAATACCGGTTGCGGTTGGCCGAACACCTCGGCTATGACATCCTGACCAAAGACTAGAACCTTGCACGATTAATCCAATCATCATCACACCAAAGGAGCAACAATGAACACCATCAACTATCTGACCTCGATCATCAACCTCTTACAGAAAACCCCACAAGCACAGGAAATCATCGACACCCAAGGACTCGGACAGGAACTCACGTTCGGACAAATCGGGATTAAAGACGCCAAAGCGTTCCTCAAACTCTACGACGTTCTGGGCAGCGTTGAAGGCGTTAAGATCACGGCCATTCACGAATGCAAGACAGACACCGATAGACAATATTTCTTCAAACTCGTCGCCCCGATAACCTTGTACTTCTTCCACTGCGAAGGAGTATCCGAGTGAGCAAAACAGACCCTGATATCGAAACCCGTATGAAAGTGTTCCACCGAGACCACGGCAGATGCTTCATCTGTGGGAGAACATTAAGCGCCTCCGCTTTTAATCTGCATCATAGGCGTATGCGTTCACACGCTTGGGAAGGACTGAACCTCCCCAGCAATCTTATTACCGTGTGCGGCTCGGGTACTATGGGATGCCACGCACGCATCCACGCCCACCCAAAGGAATCATACGTAAAAGGATGGCTGGTCAGCGCCTACAACGATTATCCAGAAGACGTTCCAGTGTTCAGCGAATACCGAAATCGAGAATTCCTCTTGAACAACTGAAAAAAGAAAGAATAGCCCGGCACCAGTCGTCAAGACCAGTGCCGGGCTAGTTCATTCGGTCATCACACCATCGCTCGAAAGGAGCAACCCCAGTCTATCACTTGGAGTTGCCAGTGTAGATTACGAAAAATCAATGCCCGTGCGCACCCTGATTGAATATGATGATGAGCGCGAGCAGTAGCAGGTATGCGCCGCCTGCGATGGCTAGACGTGTCACTTCCGGTCCTCCAAGTATTTTTCGGCGGCTCGGGGGAATGGCATGGTTCCTCCGGTGTAGGCCGTAGGGTTTTCGTTGAACGTTTCGGCGGGTTCGATGCTGATGTGGCTCACGCTTCCTCACGCCACCCCTGCGGGTAAGCGTCTGGAGTCCACACGCAACCGTCGTAGATGCACGTATAGTGTTTCCCGTTGTAGGTGATTTTGTCGCCTACATGATAGGCGTCGTGCGCACCGGTCGGCTGCTTGTATTCCGGCCATTTGTCGCCGGGTTTCTCGGGTTCGCCGGGGTCGGTCGATGAACCTGATTCCAGCTTGCTTAAACGCTCCTCGATGGTCGTCTCCCATTCCTCAATGGCCTTCACACGGTCGGCCAATGGGGCGTAGGAATCGTCGGGCTTGGCGTTATCCTGCGCCTGTTCGAGTAGCTGTTTCATCTCATCCTCGGTGAGTTCGCCCATCACGTACATGGTCTTGATGCGCTCGGTGAAGTCAGCGAGGTCATAGCCTCCGGCGTTGATGAGGGTTTGGAATGTTTCGAACATTGGCTATGCTCCTTGCATGATTGCTTGATTGACTGCAAGCAATGCGATTGTCATCATCACCTCACTTGGAGATGCCTGCGTAGTGGACGCCGAACATTCCAGCCACGCCGGAGCCGACCAGAGCGCAAGCGCCACCCAGCACAGCCACCCACGACGGCATGTCCGGCACGGCACTCACGAAACTCAGCACCGCACCGGCGATACCGATCAGTCCGGAAATCAGATACGCCCACTTACGAGTCGCTGCGTTGAACGTCGGCACGTAATTATCATTACCGTCCGCCACTTCGTTATTGATCGCGGCGTCCTTGGTCGGCTCACCAGTATTCATGTCCATAACAAACCTCCTATCGAATAGTCTACTTGATGCGAATCGTCTGGCCCGCGTAGATCACATCAGGGTTGGCGATACCGTTCAACGCCACTAGATTGGGAACACTGGTACCGTACTGTGCGGCGATACCACTCAATGTGTCACCGGGCTGGATAGTGTACGTCGTAACGGACGGTGACGGTGCGCCGCCCGGCAGCTTCAGCACCTGACCCGGATAAATCAGATTCGGGTCAGACAGATTATTAATCTGCGCCAGCACCTGCCAGCTAGTCCCATACATCGACGCAATACCACTCAGCGTGTCCCCGGAGCGCACGATGTACGTGCCAGACGCGGGAGCAGACGGAGCAGGAGCGGCAGGCGTCGGCACGTTGGTCACACTCGAATGACCCGCCTTATACGCATTCCACGCATCCACATCACCGTAGAACTTGTCAAGGTCAAGACTGCCTGAATATCCGGGCAGACGACCATTGCCCGAATACTGGCGGATAGCGCACGCATATGCGCCCTCGTTCCACGGCGTATCCTGATACCCAGTAGCGTCCATATTCGCGTACTGGGCTACCCACAATCCACGATCACCAATGTTCTGCACGTCGTTAAGCATGGACGCTCCCGTGTAGACGATAGGCTGGGAGCCTGTACGCTCGTACACGCGGTCACAGAACGACCTAATCCACTGCTGAGCAGACGCGCCAGACCCGACCAGTCCGTTACCCTGTTGCTCCCAGTCCAAGCACCATACGACCTTGCCGACCCAATTCGCGCAATTGTTCACAAAAAAGTCAGCTTCGGAGACAGGGTTACCACCGTTGGCGTAATGGTATACGCCCACACACTTTCCCAGACTCAACGCCTGTTCCACCTGCCGAGCACAATCCGCTGACACGTACCAGCATCCCTCCGTCGCCTTGCTGATAACAAAATCACACGGCACGGCAGACAAGTCGATGCCAGCCTGCCAATTGCTGATATCGATACCGTTCAAAGCCATTGAAACTCCTTTTATAGGCTGATTGTGTAGAAGAACAGCCACGCCATGCATAAAACGGCGTAGGCCGTCATCAGGACGTGGACTATGAACGAGACGACGAAGAGCGACATGATAATGATCATGCACCGTTTGAAACGTCTCATAGGATAATTTTATCATCACGAACAGTAACGTCACTGGCACTATGCTTGAAAAAAAAGGTTTCATGTACGTGAACATGCTAGGCTAGTCATTATCTCCGGCCAGTTCCTCAAGCGATACAATACGGTCGCGTAGATCATCGGGCAACGACGGTTTAGGATGATTCTCCAAAAATTCAGGTTCGATAATCTCGCAGAACTGGGACAGCCAATGCCCCAACGCGCGAATATAGCCCGTCTCAAGATCGATCGTGTATTGCAACTCATCACGATGTTTTATTAGCGCGTTTATTTTCTGGTCTTGGGCATCGATCTGCCGTTTCATGTCCCCCTGCGCGGAAACCAGTGCCTGATATGCGCTGGTCAGGTCTGACCTACGGTTGGCTAGCCATGTTATGAGTCCTCCGAGGGCTACGCCGCCTACGCCGATGATTGCCGTGATAATTTCCATCATGATTTTATCTTAGATCTTGAAAATAATACCCACTATCATGAACAGCAATTGGGAGATGTGGATCAACACGCTTTCCCGTACTGGAATGATAGTCACGTCCGGCAACCATCTCAACGGCGGTTCATGAGATTAGCTGATTCTCCGGCCAATATTGGTAGCGATTAACCATTATCGCTTGACTGGATATGTGATACTTGCCGTTAAACTAACCGAATTACCATACCCGGAGAACGAAATCAGCAATCCCGACGTACCGTAAACAGCGCAATATCCGTAAGAAACTACTTGATTTCCTACATGGCCCGCTAATAAACCGTGAGAATCGGTACAAGGCGTAGGTGGCTTATATCCATTGATATAACGGTTGAAAGATGGAGTGTTGCCTTGATATGTTCGGTCTGCGTTGATTGTGCAAACCCCGTTTCTGACGCATTCTAATATTCTCCAACCATCTGCGGAAACTGTTTTAGGAGCATCTGAAACCCACTTGCCGCCGTTCCTGACATAATGAGCATTATCGGCCATCGTCACAGCCTCCTGCCCGTCCACCGCGTCAATGGTGTTGAGCTGTTCAAGATTACGCGCCATCAGGATTGCGTTATTACGAATTATCGGAGCCACATCAGACGCCACACCAGCGTTAACCTCGGCAATCACAAGACCGTTGATATTCGAGTCAGGCGTACCCGCAGTAAACACCTTGAGCTGGCCGCGCGGAGTCGTACCGTGAGACTGTGACGGGTCTTCCACCGTAACCGCGATCTTGTAACTGTTGGTGAAGTCTGCGAGTTGCACGGTCGTATTGGTGGTGATGGCGTAGGTGTATGCGCCGAGGCCATCCCACGGGCTGATGGTACCGCAATGAGGCTTGACCGTAGCAGTCAGGCCGCTCACCGTGACCAGAGGACTCGGAGAACCGTAGCGGATGCCAGACAAACCGTTGAACGCGCTACCATCGGACGGCAATAATAGAGGATTAATGGCGTGCCTGTAATCGTCCGCCGTATACTCCGGGGAACCGTTCTTCGCGGTAAGCGGGTGCATGATGATAGCCATAATCATTCCTCCGAATCGTCTACACCTATTTTATCTTCGTCGGTGGATAGAGCGTCAACCTTAGCTTTGAGCGCGTCCAATTCATCCGCTACCTGTTGAGCGAGGCGGAGCGCCGCCACACCAAGCATGGGATAGTTGATGCCTACCAGCGTGCCGTCTTTATCATATTCGCAGAAGAACCCCAATCCGTTTTCATCCAGATCGTCGGCGATCATGCCGACCAACGGCTGAGCATCATCAAGATTCTGGTTCTTGTCATCCTTCATCCGATATATGCACCACTTCACTTTGCGGAGAGCGGCAACGGGAATGTAGTCGTCGGCGTCCACGATATCGGTCTTCACTGCACGAATCGATTGAGCCGTGCCCATAGTGCCGTCAGACAACACCCACACGGCCCGCCAAGAGCCTGACGCAAACACATTGTTATAAGCGTTGGCGATACCAGTACCACCACGATTGGGAGCCAATACACCCCAGTTCCACGTCTGAGTTTTAACGTCAATCTCGGCACGGGTATAGCTGTTGCGGGTGATGCTTTCCTGCACACGCTGGTCAAGATTGTTCGTCAGCGTCTGCACTTCCTCATACATTTTCGTGATCTGATCGACCATAGGTTTAACGCTGTTGACAATGCTCGGCGGCAGTTCCTGTAACTGGCGTTTAATGTCCGAGAACTGGCGTGCTGTAGCGTCCGCGCTATCTAGACTGAACTTGAATTTGCTCGGCATTCGTGTCCTCCTGCTGCAATATAGGTGTGATAGTCCACGACTGACTTAAATCTATCTCGTACCCGATGATACGGGCGTTACCGTGATTATGGTCGGGGAAATGTTCGGCGTCTTCTTCCACTGTCCACGATATGAGGTCGCCCGGCTTCCATTCCTCGTACACCATCGGAGCGGAAAGCAGACTCAAGCCCATAGTGATGGTCTGGGTACCGTTCTGCATCTGCAACAACGAGGACTTGGCGTGTTCGTTCAGCGTCGCCTTGTTCGTGATGCTTGTGGACGGTTGGAACACGTATTCCAGCATGGGCCTGTTAGGTTGGTTTGCGATCATCCAATCTGATTGCGGACGGTCTCCAGCGTCCGCCGTACTCACCGCCATGACCGCGTTAGCACCGTACCCGTTCGTGTAATCCTCCAGCAGATTGAACGTTGTCATAACGCTTTCATCGAACGTGGTGCTTGGAGTGGTGGAACCGATATGGTCGGCTACCGTCATCACAGGCTCATAATGACCGTCATTGATGGCACGCCACGAGGTACACCATTCAGGCCCGTTCAAAACGTTGGCAAGCTCTTGCAGTGCACTTAGCAGTGTTTTGTCGCTTTCGGCTTCATATGTGCGGTCGCGTTTGATCTTACTCGGGGACGCTTCGACAACGAGGTTGAAACGGTGGTTTTTAAGCGTGGTTGTTACGAGGTCTTCCACGATCTCGCACTGGTCACGATTCGTGTACGTGTGATCCTGTACGTACACGTTATCGAGGTAGTGTTCGACGGTTGCCAGTGTCAGTGTTAATCCGTCTCCGCGCATTGCACGCTCGCGTTTGACCACGATACCGCCCCACAACACGGTAGATTCACGCAACAGGAGTATGGCGGCCTGATACGGTGTGGTGGCTTCATCCCAATTGCGGGGAGCGTTGCGCCACGGGATCGTGGCCGTTTCGCTGGTCGTTTCCTCGAACCGGTACGCCAGGTGGGTTAGTTGGAGATCTGGGAGTTCGGCTATCACCGTGCCGTCATTCAACGTGACGGCGACGAACTGCAATCCGGAACGCTGCCACAATACACGCGCCGTGTCCGAGTATAAGCCGTTCGATTGCGGCAATCGGTTGGAGATAAAAGGCATCCGGCACCTCCTTAAATGTAAGCCGGGTTGAACGTGACCGTCATACTCGCGTCATCAGATGGTTTCTCGGCGCTGAACATCCAGATGTTCTCACCTACCTCCGCGTAGCTCCATTCGCGTCTGGTCACACTGCCACGTGCCGGGTCGGTGCCATCTATAAGAATCTCATGCGTGGCACCGTTGACAAGAATATAATGACCATCACCCAAACTGAGATCGAACGCCATGATATGCCCGCTAGGACTATGCTCAACCTGCGGATTGACCACAGGCCCATCGATACGAATCGTCACCGGACTCGGAGCACTACCCGTGTTCGTAAGGCGCACGCTACCCGACACGGTTGTTTCAGACCACACCCACGTTGATTCACTGCCCGTATTGATATCCTCGAAATGATAGGGGAACGTCATACCGCCCTGAGTGTGCGGCAACCCGGTGTTTCCGCTCACTGACTGAGTATCGTAAAGATACGAGTCCAAAGCGGTCAGACCGATACTAAATTTGAGAATGTTCACACCAGCCCACTCCACCAGCGGAGCAGAAGACGACTGCATGACCTGCACCTGACGGCTGATGTTCCCCAACTCCACGACAAGCGATTGACTGGTGATATTAAACGAACGTTTGAACGCATCCCAAGCGTTGATGCAGTTTTCCGTGCATTTGCCGATAATATGACCCTCGACACTGATCGAGCGACCCTGAGCCACTGGAATATTGCTAAACCAGCCATCCGACCATGCTTTGTCCTTGGTCTGCAAGGTCGAACCAACACCGTCGAACAATCCCGAAACGTTCTGAAACGTTACGTGCCACTCACACCCATACGAGTCAGTCCCATACAAGGGGAACCCGTTCAGGGTCAGGCGGATGTCGCGCGGGTCAAGGGTAAAGATAGCCATACCCTCAGTCTACCCGCGCGGCTTGTCACACGTAATGGAAATTAATCACCCTCACAGTCTCTTGAGCGGCCGCGTTCGGGTCAAGCGCGTTCACCGTGATAGGCGCGCTCACACGCGGGCCACTGTTCGCGTTCAAATTCACCGGGTTGGACATAACTGGCATGGGCGTCACGATGGACGACGGCAGAAGAGAATTCACCATGTCTTCCACCGGACGAGTGGCCGCACGCTCGTTCTCCGATACGCCACGTCCAAGACCAGCCGGAATCATCCGACCTATCTCACGATCGAACACCTTCGACGGGGACGCGATACCCAGCAGACTCTTGGCACCGTCGATAATACCGCTAACCGCGTTCTTGACCGCAGATACGGCACCGCCGATGGCGTTCGTGATGCCGTTAATCAGACCCTGAATAATGTTCTCGCCTGCACTCAGCAACCATGATCCGGCTCCGCTGAACACGCCCATGATACGGCTCGGGATACTGGTGATGAAATTCATCATCGAGCTTACGCCACTGCTGACGGCGCTGATGATGCCACTCCATGCGCTGCTTACTGCTCCCTTGATGCCGTTCCATACACTGCTGAAAATACCGCTTATGCCGTTCAGCACGCTTGAGATGACGCCCGACACTGCATTGATGGCACCGGAAACGATATTCTGGATGCCGTTCCAAACACTGGAAACGATATTCTGAATTCCTTCCCAGACTCCAGACCAGTCGCCGTTAATCGCAGCCAATACGGTGGTGATTATCGCGTTGATAACGTTCATAACCGATGTGACAACCGTTTGGATGAACGGGAACACCGCGTTGATGACGCCTTGAATGTAAGTGCCACAGATTTGGAACGCTGATTGGATGGCGGGTAGCACGGCTTGAATCAACGCAGCGATGTTATTAATCACCGGAGTTACAGCAGTCGCGATAACGCTCATGGTTTGCCCGATGTTGCTCACCAAGGTAGACAACACTGGTGCAATGGTCTGGATTGCGGCCGTGATAATAGGCATAATGGCATTACCGAGATCCTGCAAAGCACTCATTAGCGGCTGGAGTGCCGGAAGCACCGTCTGAATCGACGAGGCGATGTTATTAATCACCGGAGTTACAGCAGTCGCGATGACACTCATAGTTTGCACGATGATGCTCGCCACGGTAGCTAACCCTGATGCGATGGGCTGGATTGCAGGCATGATGGCATTGCCGATATTCTGTAAGGCACTCATAAGCGGCTTGAGTGCCGGAAGCAACTGAGATTGCACCATTCCCACAACTGGTTGAAACGCTGTCTGGAACGTTGTGCCGATTTGTGAGAGAATCGGGCCGATAGTCTGCACTAGTCCCGTAAAAACGCCGCTAAGTCCGCTGATTCTCTGCGCCAACATGCTGATACCGGAGGTCAACGGGCCTTTGAACTGGTCAAGAATCGTCATACCCACGCCGACAACGGACGCTTCCAGATTACCCATCGCACCTTCGATAGTGCTGGTGCTGGTAGCGGCTTCCTTCGCGACGTCCGTCATACCCAAGTCCATTATGGCTTGGTTGAATTCATCGGCGCTGATCTCGCCTTTCTCCATCGCGTCGCGGAAGTTCCCAGTGTAAGCGCCGTTCTTGAGCATCGCCTCTTGAAGTTTGCCGGATGCACCGGGAATGGCGTCGGCTAGCTGGTTCCAGTTTTCTGTGGTGAGCTTGCCCGCGCCAGCGGTCTGTGTAAGCACCATGCCCACAGAGCTGAACGTTTGCGCGTTACCACCGGCGACAGCGTTCAAATTGCCTGCCGCCTCGGCTAGTTTGTCGAAGCCCTGTACTCCGTTGGCGGCAAGCTGTGCGGTCACGTTGCGAATATCGCTGATGCTGTAAACAGTCTGGTCGGCGTAAGTCTGAGTGCTGGCGGTGAGCGCGTCAATCGTACCCGTATCCAGTCCGGCGAAGTTCAGCGTGCTTTTGAACTTGTCCGCAGAGTCGGAGGCTTCGATAATGTCTCCGGTAAGATCACCTATGGCGTCCACAGCCATACGGATACCCGAGGAGACAAGACCGCCAACGGCACCGGCGACGGCACCGAACTTCCCTAACCCGCTGGAAGACTTGCTTGAAGATTTATCAACGTTCCCAAACGCTTCATCAGCATGTCGCGCCGACTCCTCGATTTGACGGCTACCCGATTGAATATCCTTTACGCCAGCGTTCCAATCGCCGGTGTTGATCTCGGCGTCTAGGGTCAGTGTCGAGTCTGCCATCACACGTCCTTCCCGAGTTTTTCGATAATCGTGTTAATCCTGCGGTCGCCGTGCTTGCTAAACGCGGCGGCGATGCAATCGAACGTCATGAGGTATTGTTCCGCTAGTCGCCGCCGTCGGATACGGCGTCCTTCACTGAGCAGGTTCATCATCAGGGATGAATCCACGTTGTTTTCCAGCACGTCGCGGATAGCCTGCCACCCATACAAGTCACCAAGCTCGGCGAGGATATGAACGCTCGGAAGCGGCTTGCGAGCCGCCTCCTTCTGTTTGTAATTCTTCATCGCCTCCCGTTCGGCGGGAGTAAGCAGGCTATCCCATGACTTCATTATTAGCCTTTGATGTCAACCGTGATGTTCTTCGCCATAAGCTCGCACAACGCGGTCATGGCACGCTGATAGGCAAGGTCGCTACGCTTACGGGTCTGTTCAGCCCACTCGGAGAATTTATCAGCTGGACTCATAAGGCTTTCGACCAGCGGGAAGATAATCTTTTCAGCGGTTTCTAAAGTCTCACGGTTCGCCACGCCAGAGCTCAGCTTATCGATTGTCTCCGCATTATCCAAGATCGTGAGCATATCCTTCGAGCCGAGCGGGCGCATGGTGTACACGGTGCCGTCGATTTTCACGGTGAGGGTGCGGAACGCTTCTCGGGTGTCGATGCTCAAAACAGGGGTAGTCATTATATTTGCTCCAATCGTGTGATATTATGAATCATGTTGCTTTTCTCGGGACCTTTTCTCTCCTGCGCCCGCTACCACTAAAATTCTGGTGGCGGGCGTTACTTATGCTCACGCAGCGGCGACATTAAAGTTAACCACGGTTTGAGCAGTGCCAGCCTTGAACGTGACGGTACCAGTACCGGCCTGCTTCAACTGAATGTCCCAAGTTCCGTCCCCGTTGTCCGTAGCGGCAGCCTTAGCGGTTTCAGCTACGGTGGCGGTGATGGTACCAGTGGCACCATTCGGAGACGCCATCACATTCACAGTCACATGATCGCCGACCTTGCCCGAGATGTTCGCCGGGGACGCGGTAAGCGCGGTGACCTGAACGTTCTCCGTCTTGATGGAGCCGGAATCTTCGTCGTAGTACGACGGGGCATCCAAATCAAGTTCGCCCATGACGACGGCACCGTTCGCGCCGGAGGCCATCGAACCGGACAGCTTAACCACGAACGGGTCGGACAGGCTCACGGTGAACTCGCCGCCCGCGCTGATTAGCGCCTGCGGGATACGGAAGTCCTGCGCCGATGAATGACCATCGCACACGTTATGGATAATGATGTCACGCGGAGTGTTGGAAACACATTCGGTGCCGCCGAAACGCACCTGACCAGTCTCGGACATCAAACCAGAGATAACGCGCTTGAACTTCGCATTATGGTACAGTTCCGGAAACAGCATACCGAGGTAGCGGACGCTCGGACAGATAATGTTCAGCTCGAAACTCATTTCCTCGTAGGAACCGTTCGGCACGTTAATAGTGCCGGACTGCGAAGCAACCTCGGTAGTGCCGGGAGTCAGAGTGATGCTGCCTGCTTCGTCCTGCACGTAGTCGGGGCTGATTACGAGGTCGTCGATGTAGACGGTCTTTTTGCCAATCAGGGGGTAGGAGGCCATTGTAATGTCCTTTCGTCGGGCGGGACTGCACACGCGCGACTAATGGACGGTTACTATTCTACCGTTGCCAGGTCGAGTTTGTAATCCACGTTGAACCGGATGCTTTTCACCCAGCGGCCTTCCCCGTCGATGGCGTCCATGTCGATTGCGGTAGCCGGATGCACGCGGATTGATACAAAGTCAATATCAGCTATGGGGTTGCAGGTCAGTCGGCAATAGTCATGTAGTCGATTGTTGACGAAGTGCAGGAGTCGGAGCATCAGACGGCCTTGTTCGATCACGTTGAAATAGCGGCTACTGATAGTGAGCTGATCGGTGTACAGATCGCCGTTGATGTCAACCGTGTTCGCGTTGACCCAGATTCCTTCGGCGTTCGTGACGCTACCCGTGTCCAGTACTGGGCTGGTGCCGAAGAACAGTGTCTTTCCGTAAGTGCCGAAACCTTCGTTTTGGAGGGTCATGCACATGGCCAGATCAATCATGATGGCGTTCCTATCCTAGGTTGAAATATGATTTAGCACGGCTAGCGGCGGTGTTCCGCGCTCGCTGGAGGTAGCGTACCGTGTTCGGGTGCAACCGGTTCGTGTGTTCGCGGATTCGTGCGTAAGGCACGCGACTGTTGCCGAACGTGATACGCCACTTCACCGTGGAGAGTTGTTGGAAACGGCCACTGTTACGCAGCGCTCCAGTCAAGACGGGAGCGTTCTGACGTGCCATCTTGAGAATGTCCGTCATCATTCGCACGCCACCCTTGTTTAACTGTTGGGTGGAGAGCTTACGCGCCCAATCAGCGGACAACTGTAATCGGTAGCTCATATGCTGTCCCTTCCATACGGGTTCCCGTACACGGTGATGAACCGGGTTTCTCCCATGTCCATATCATCGCCGCGACTGGCTTGAGTGACTTGGTACACTCTGCCATCGGACAATTCCACCATGAGATCGGGCCAAAGTTCCATGTTTTCCCGCAAGTTCTCGGGAACCGTGTCCGTTTGAATATGGAAGCGTCGACTGCTGATACGCGAACCGTATTCGGTCGGCTGGTCGGACTGGGTTGAATGCTTCACAATCACCTGCAAGTCGGCCAGTTGTTCGTTAGGCAGACCGGGAGCCGTGTACCGCCAAAGCGTCGCTGTCTGGACTTGGTTCGGGAACAGTCGGAACGGGTCACAGAGCGTTGCCATAAGCGTAGTCACCCCCCATGTAATCCTGAGCGTTGAGCCACCACGGTAATTGATGATGCTTGCGAGGCATGGAGAGAATGCCACCAGTCTGGACTCCGTTCCGGCATAGGCTCCACTGGCTAATAAGCGACTGATACGGGGTCAACGCGCGTTCCATAGCCGTCTCGTTGATCGTTGCATAGCTCACGCTCACATCCTCGATGCTCTTCGACGTGATGCGGTCTGTCTGTTCAAGAACGTTCTGGTCTGCCTCTATAACAGCCGCCAATACCGAAGATAATGGGGCTGGGAGCTTGGCGAACCCGTGCGTTCCCGTCACGGTGACTGCCGTGCCGACATTAAGACATTGCGCGATTGTCAGACAGTTGGCGTACTTGGTTTCGGGCGTCCACCCGTCGCCCATATCGTAGTTCACGCGAAAATCGAGCTTCACACCGTCGGTGGTCTGCACGTTGGTCACATCCGAATACCATGCCAACAACGCTACGTGGCGGCCATCTCCTACGACAATTCCCACGTAATCATCCGTAAGCTGGAATAGGTCTTTTTGGCATATGATGTTGGCGAGGTCTGCGAGCGCGGCATCCTTCCATCGCGCGTAGGCTGCTTCTCCCACTTGATCGATTACGCTTGCGTCGATGTCCATGATCGCTCCTTCCGAAAATGAGTTAGGCCCTACCTCCCATTGTAGGAGATAGGGCCTTTGCGGTGCAGTCCCGCTACTGTTTAGGGTAGCGTGTCAGGCGGACGCCATCTGCCCGGCTGTGACCAAGGCGTCACGGAGCGCGATGAACTCGGCTTTAGTTGGAGTTTCGCCAGCCGGGTCGGCAACGTGCGTGGCCTGTTTGACTAGACCAGCTTTGGCAGTGGTCGCGTTGGTCGGCAGAACGTTGTCCGCGATTTTGGCCGCAGTCACGGCCTTGTCGGCCAGCTTCGCCGTGGTCACGCTGTTATCGGCAACGTCACCACCACCGGAAGTCGGAGGGTCAACCGGCTTACCCGAAGCGTCGAACACCGCCAGTTCAGCGATTTCCTGAACCGGGTTACGCGAGTCCGCCTTAACAAATCGAACCTGTTTCATCGTCATAGCAGATCACCTCACTCACCCTTCGGCTTGATGACCACGGCGGACTTCTCCGCGTCCAGACCGCCACCAGCGTAAATCTCCTGAAGATACTCGTTGGTGTTGGTGGACAGCGCGAAGTTGGTGAAAGCCTCGATGGAGGTATCACCAACCACCGCGTAGTGGGACGCGGCCATGACGACGCCCATAGTGGTGGTGTCGTCCGTGTCCGTCCACCATTCAGGGGTAATGATCTGGTTAACGCCGAGGGCGCGGGCCAGAGTATCGTCACCGCCGAGAGCGATATACGTGTTGCCGTTCGAGTTCGCGGACATCAGCAGGTCGGCCACGGTGTCAGCGTTGCACAGCAGCACCTTGTTGCCCTGGGCGCGAACCATGTGGGAGGCACGCACGAAGTCCATCAGCGGAGTGTCATCCGTCATGGTGTAGGAGAGCGCGAAACGGTTGCCCTTCCACTCGGACGACTTGTCTGCTGCGTCGGTCACAACCGAACGGAAATGCGCCATATCCGTATAACCACCGAGCGTGATCTGACGTTCGATGGTCTGGACGATGTAGTTCGGGAGTTCCTGCAACACGTAGCGGAGCAGAGCGCCCGGACGCTGGGTGCGGCGGATATCGCCCTTGTTAAGGGTGATGTACTTGTAGGTGTAATCGGCCTGAAGCTCGCGCTTCACGAACGAAAGCACCTGTTCCTTCTTCTTCGTGCCGTAGGAGGCCACCGGGTAGCCGTGGGCGCGGGTCTGGTCAGTCAGACCAGTAATGTTGCCGCCGATGGTGAGGCGATCCATGCCGGTTTTGCGCAGCAGATTCCACAGTCCGGAGCCGCGCGTGTTCAGCGCGTCCGCGATTGTGGTGATTGCCGCAGTCGGGATGAACTTGTTCACGTCGGTGGTGTCAACGCCGAACGATGCGGTGTCCGACATGTTACGGTTCACGGTGTCAGCCCACTCACGGTGGAACGCTTCGACACCCTTGTTGTCAGTGTCGATAAGGGCACGCTCGAACGCGATCATGGCATCATCGGAGTCAAGCCACGTCTTACGGTCGTGGGAGAACTTCACGGTACCCGACTGGTGGGCGGCGTGGTTGGCTTTGTTGATGATGATGGTCTGGCGACCGTTGGAAGTCTGCACGGGTTCCTCCGGTGCCGGAGTGCCCTCGCCCTCGCCCTCGCCTTCCTTCTGGTTGGTGATGGCAGCGGTGATGTCATCGAGAGCGGACTGCATGATGTCACCGATGGAATCGGTGAGCTGTTCCGCCTCGTCCGGGGTGAGTTTGAACTGGGCGATGGTACGCGCCAGTTTCTTCAGGAGTTCCGGGTTCATGGTGTCTCCATTCTTATTGTTGCGGCTGTTGATTGCGGTAAAAGCGGCCCTTGGGTCGGCCCCACGATAGACGACGCTGATTTCCAGTAGTTCGCCATCGTGGATGATACCGTCCTTGCCGGGACGCTGGTTGAATTCAACGGTGATGCTGAAACTGTTGGTCAGGCATCCGTCGGCGGCAAGCTGGCGGATCCGTTCGCCTTGATCTACCTCGCTGAGTTTCGCTTCGGCCATTAGTCCGGCGTCGGTCATCCAGAGTCGGGTGATTGCACCTGCTTGGCATTCGATGCTTGGCATGTGGTCGATCAGGAGCGGAAGGGATAGTTTGTCGGACTCGGTGAGGTCGGACACGAGTTTCAGAGTGCCGTCGATTAACGGTGCTTTCAGTGTCTTCAGGTCTACGGTGAGTCCGTCGCACATCACTTTGCCGCTGTTGGCGAGGAAGGTGAGGGTACGGCCATTGGTTTCTGGTGCACCGCTGTTGGCGAAGCTCTTGCGAGTCTTCATTTTTGGCCCTTTCAATCAGTAGGGTAGTGGTGCGGTTGAACGTCCTTAATGGGCTTAATGTTCTGACCCCCATAGTAGCACGATGCGGTACGTGTACAAGCCTTTGCAGTTTGGGCACTTGAGTGTAACCATAGTGTCGCGTGCGCAGGAGCCTAGATACCGTCCGCAGTGTTTGCAATGAATGTCATACGTCATGATTCCACCACCTCGTAATCCTCGTAGCACCGGCAGTTGGGGTGTCCGTTCGGGGTTTGCATACTCTCGAAGTTGTTCACGTAGGCTCGGTCGCCGATTTCGACGCTGGCGTTCTCAGCTAGATACGTGTCATCGAGCGCGATTCGGGTTCCTTCCATGTGTCGGCAGAATTCGCACACTTTGCCGTCGCCGCTTGTACGCCATACCTTGTCCAGTCGGACGCCAAGAGTTTCACTGAGGTTGCGGGCGCTGTACAAGCTGCCGAGCCGCTGGGACTGGACGGTTTCGCAGCGGGCAATCAGCTCGGCGTGATCGTTGCCCAATCGTTCGAGCTCGTCACGCAGGCGTTCGGCGTCCCACTGTTCCACGTCGGCACGGTTCAGCAGTTCAAGGACGTTGTTCGTGATGGTTTTGCTGGTGGACTTGGCGATGCTACGCAAGTGTTCCACGTAGGCTTCATGCACGGTGTCGGGGAGTTCAGTCCAGAAGTAGAGTTGCCGCCAATCATCGGCAGTGTAGTTCTCGACTTCCACGGCAATGGAGCTTTCCGGATGGAGTTCCGTCCACGCGGTAATGACTTGCTCCAATTCGTAGCCGGTACGGCGGGCGTAGGCGGCGAGGTTGGTCATCAGGTCATCTTCCACGTCGTTTATCCACTGGTCGCCGATGGCTTCCAAGTCGTCGCGGAGTCCGTTCTGGGACCGGCGGGCCATTCGGATGATTCTGTTCACGTAGGTTCGGGTGGCAGGCAGGATGCGTTTCTCTGTTGCCGTTTCCTGCGTTTTGATATTACGGCTATACCGTTTTGCGGCTACTGGGATAGTCAGTGTCGGAGCCTGCTGGTGCAGGTCAAGGCGCTTGTACGATTCTGGTAGTCCGAGCGCGTCCACGGCAGACTCCAGACTGGCACCCATGTTCAGGAGCTGGGTGAGCGAGTCAATACGTACCTTCTGGATGTCGGCCTGAACCTTCTCTACGTCGGTTTGGGAAGGCAGATCGAGGTCGAACGTGATGCCATACCCAAGTCCACCGGTGATGCGGTCTAGTTCGAACTGCCATTTATCCCACACCGTCATACACAACGGTTTCAGCGTATTCTCGATGAACGCGCGTTCGGCCTGTTCGGCGTTGGCGTAGGTCTGCCCGTTGTCGATGCCGCGAATAATGTCCGGGACAGCGAGCGCGTTCGACAAGCGGTTGTTCACCACGTCGTTCACGGTCTGCAAGTCCAGCGTGTTGTTACTCGATTGGAACGGTACCCATACGAGTTTGCTTGTGGTGCTGGGCTTATGGGTCATAGGGTCAACCGGAATCATGTTATAAACGATGCCGTTGTTGTTGCCCGCGCCACGGAATGTGCTTTCGAGACGGTCGCGGTTACGCTGGAAGTCCTCAGTGTTCTCCGACACGATGCCGAGCATTCCAGCCGGGACAGCGTTGTTGCCGAAGAAACCACGCTCGTAGTCGGCGATCATATCGTCCACGTTCGCCCACTTCTTCACCGTCATAGCAGGAGCGATGCCGCGCGTCGGGTCGTTCGGATGCTGGCTGTAGCTGAGAGCGATGGTTTCGTCCCGGGAAAATTCGTAGACTCGTTCTCCGTCGCCCAAGTCCATTGTGACGCGATGATACCAGTCCGAGCGAGAAGAATTGTATTGGCGACTGTTGGAGGGTAGTAGCGTATAGCCGATGATGTTGTCGGCTGTAATGTCTCCGCCTGGCCCGTTAGTTGTCCAGATAAGAATATCCAAGTGTGACTGGGTGAGGATGGTGGCGCAAACGATCTTGAGGAATTCCAAGCATGAATACGTGTCGTTGGGCGCGTAGAGCGCGGTTAACGGTGCGGGGGCCGGGTCGATGCGCCTGTTGTCCGCGTCCACGGCGTAGGGGATTACCGTGCTGAACCGTTGGGCGATGGCGTTCACATACGGGAACACGTTGTCGTAGGTGTCGTGCATGGGGATGGTGTTGCCGCCCATCGGCTGCCAAATGTTCCCGCCCATCGGTGTGGGGGACATACTGGGCGCATGGTTACGGTCGAACGCGCTCATAAAACCTTCACGGAGATTGTTCAGCAGGCTCACTTTTCCTCGATTCGTCATAAGACCCTGCGTCTAGTTTACCGGGTGTAACGCATAAACCTAGCAAACAGCAACGTCCCACGATGGAAGTTGCAGCGGCTTGTAGTAGGCGAGAAGGACGCTATCCGCTAGATCGGGGCTACCAGTCTGATTCTCTGTTTTGTAGTCTTTCTTCCGCTGCACTTCGCGTAGGTTTCTGTTGTTGATTGCCCATTCACGGGTGCTGAGTTCCTGAAACAGTTCGGCTCGGTGTTCCAGATTCGGGTTGATGGTGATTTCCGAAAGCTGTTCGGCAAACTCGAACCATAATTCCGAACTGACTGCCGGATAGCGGTCGGGATGCTTGGGCTTGGCTCCGAAGTTGACGCCGTTCACTGGTTGGTTTCGGCTGCGGAGAATATCCGTTACTCCTCCGCCCACGCCGGTATCGTCCACGTTGATGATGCTTGGATGATGTGTCCCGGCAAGGGTTATTATGCGTTCCGCTGTTTCGACGAGGCTGGTTTTGCTCCAGCTCACGAGGTCTACTAGGTGGCGTCCCTTTACGATGGCTACGGCGGTTCGGTCGGCTCCGTATCGGGCCACGTCAACGCCGAAGCTTACGCCGCCGTCTGTTTGAGGTTGACGTTCGGTCGCGTCTGTGAGTTGCTGCCAGCTTATGATCTGGTTGATGGTTTTCTCGTATGGCATTCCTTCCCAGATGTGGGCGAAGTCTGGGTTGTTTCGTGATTCTTCGACCTGCTGTTTGATTTCCTCGGGAAGGATTCCGGCTTGTTCCGCGTCCCGCCATGTGGTGTGATGGTGGGTGGTGCGTTGTTGGGTGAGCTGGCTCGGGTGGGTGACGAAACGTGTGGTTATCGCATCCTCCGGGGTAAGGGGATTGCGGGTGAAGATAATGGTGCTGCCGTTCTTTCGGATGGTCGGCAGCAACACGTCTAGGCTATGGTCGGTGATGAACTGGGCTTCCTCGATCCAGCACCTGTCCACGCCTTCGATGCCTTTCAACGTGCTTTCGGGGTCTTCGTGCAAGCCTTTGAACCAGAACACACTGCCGTTGACGTGTGTTATTTGTTCGCGGGTGATGGTGAAACCGGGAAGCTGATAGCGGCTGATGATATCCGCTAGGAGCTGTTTGACGCTTTCCTGAATGCTGTTCTGGAATTCACGGGTGCATAGGATGCGGGTGGGGTACATGCTGGCTTCGAGCGCTAGGGCTAGGGCTACGCTGGTGCTTTTCGCGCTTGAACGGCCTCCGCTGTAGTCGTAGTAGCGGTATGGCGGATTGTCACGGTCATGGAGGAAGAACAATAAATCTTCGTATGCTTTGGGGATTACGAGGTTGAATGTTCCGTTTTGTTCCATAATGTGCGCGCGATTCTCAATAGTATGGTCTTCACCCGAGGAAACCCGAGCCTTATTGAGAATAATAGACTCGGGTTTGTTCACTTCACTGTGACGTTGATCGTAGGCGGCTCGTACATCTGAACCGTTTGGTCAACCTGCTGGCGGGGCATGCCCTCGGTACGGTTGGCGATGTCCTGATAGGAGCGGAATGCTTTCTCACCGTCCTTCTTCGATTCAAGTACACGGCGTAGGGCGATCTGTTCGGCTTGGGTCAGTTCGTCCATACGCTGCACCCATTCCGCGAGTTCCTCGTTCGTGAGTTCAAGGAATTGTTGGAGGTTGTATTTCACGCTGCCGCGTTTTGTCCATTTGCGGCTGCGGTCTTGTGGGCGTTCTTGGAAGCCGCCTTTACCGGTTGGGTTGTTCACGCCGCCGGTGATTCTGCCGTGGGCGTCTCTGGTTACGTTGCTCATGAGAGGTATTTTATGCTTTCTTGAGTTTAGTTTGTTGTTGGTGTTGGTTGATGATGGTTTGTATTTCTTCTGGGGTGGTGTTGAGTAGTTGGGCGATGTATTCGGTGTTGTAGTGTTTGCGGTGCCATTGGAGGGCTAGTTCGGTTTTGTGTTGGCTGAGGGGCATGATGGTTCCTTACGCGAGGATGTAGGTTATCAGGAGTTTGAGTAGGGCTATGGTGCCGGTGGTGATGAGTAGGACGGTTAGGGTGATGAGTAGGACGCCGAGAATGCGGCCTAGCTTGTAGCCGGGTGTGGTGTTGCGGAAGTAGTCGATTTCGGGTTTTCTTGGTTTCATTGGTTTGGCTCCCATGTGATCGTTAGGAATACGCCGGTTGTGGTGTTGTCGGCGTATCGTTTGTGGCTGGTTACGTCGGTTATCTGACAGTCGTCGCGCCAGATTTGGGTTTCGGTGATGGCGTCGTATAGGGCGCGTTGGAGTTTGTCTATATCGGGTTTGACTGTGGGGTGTTTGCGTTTGGTGGGTGGGATGGTTTTGGGGCGTGGAAGGTAGAACGTGGTTTCTATTTTGATGTATGAGTTGGGTGGGATGGTTGGGTGTTTGTGGCTGAGGATGGTGTCGCGGACGTGGTCGCGCCACGGGCGTTCCTTCTTGTCCATCGGTATGAGGCGGGTTACGGGTTTGCCTGTGGTGCGGCTCCTGCCGGTGATTGGACGGTAGGAGCCTTTACTGGCGGGGATGCCGGGGATGAACAGGCTGAACGATAATGGTTCGCCGATCATTGGGTGAGCTCCGCCAGGTCGAACGTCGGTTGTGTTTCCGCTTTGAGTTTGAGCGTGCGCAGGATGTCGACTCGGTTGCTTTGATGCTTGTAGGCTAGTTGGCCTTGGCCGACGTATTTGAAGCGTTGCCCGCAATTGTGGCAGAACAGCGGGTCGGGGTTGTTCTTGTAGATTTCGCGGATACGTCGGTAATATTCGGCGTCGTTTTCCGGTTGCCCGTTGATGCAGCGTTGTGTGGTGTCAGGCCAGATCAACGCTCCGCAGCGTGGGCAGTAGGAGACGGGTGGGATACCGTCCACGGGTTTCGGGCTTGCGGTGATGAACTTCATCGGTGTCCAGAAGTCGCCGGTTTTGCTGAGCATGCCCCGGTAGGTTTTGACGAAGCCTATGAGATCGAACGATTCAGCTGTAAGGCAGCATTCGAGAATGTTGAATTCGTCCATACTGTTGACGAACGCATAACGTTCCAGCAGATAGAGCAGGGCTACCGGGATACTGTTGAGTCCGTTCGCGTCCTCGTAGTCATAGAGGGTTATGGTGGTGTCTTCGCGTTCGTCTTCTGGGCAGTTCTGCCACACTTTGACGTATGCGCGTTTCGTGAATTTCATGATTGCTCCTTTCCTGAAAATACGCCGGTTTGGTAGGCGTCACAGATCATCCGGACGAGTTCGTCTGCCTCTAGTTGGATAAATGGGTACGCGCTCGTATCGATTTCACGGCCAGCAGCCTGTTTGGGATTCTCGGTTTGTTCCGATTCGGTGGTCTTCGATGAGGCCAATAATTCTAGGACTTTATCGTAGACTTTGGCAGTTGATTCGATGGTGTAATTCTCAGCTTGCTTGTCAATGTCCATAGCGCTTATGGCCGAGTATATTGCGTGACGCAGTTTTTGGTCCGTTACGAGATAGCAGGTCATGGTAATTCCTTTCAATCGGTGGTGACTTGTGTCAGTCCGCACATTTCTCCCTTGGTGGCAGACTGTGCACAGCCAGTCTGTATCCGCAGTACGGGCAGGTCACGTAATATGTGCCCACCGTCTCGCCGCAGTGGGTGCACTCTACATATCGGATTGCTCTGCTCATTTCGCGTCCTCGCTTTGATTCGGTATCTCGGACGGCATGGAGCCGGAATAGCCGAGCATGGAACGGCAGTGGTCGGCTGTCTTTTCGTATGCGTTGATTTGTCCC